CGTTAATACTGGTGAGAAACTATCAGGCTTTAATGTACAAGGCGTTTACTCTGAAACTTATCAAGATGGTTCTCGTCAATCAACCAACCCGTCAATACAAGGCGTTTACAACTCACTTTACCCGCTAACTAAGGCGGGTTATCAAGCTTCTCCTTGTGGTGGTGGCGGTGGTTTATATCGTGAAAACATGGGTTATTTATAATGACCAAATTAACTCTAGATATTAGGGTTACAGATACAAAACCTATTGAGCAGCTTTTAACGATGCTTGATGATGATAGCGACTGCATACAAGAGCCATTAAGAACAAAGTTAATTGTATGGGCCGAATTAAATAACAAGGTTGATAATAATGGGTAGCGCTAATATACAAGCTAAAATAAAAAAAGGTTTGGCTAAAGCAATTAATAAAACAGGCTCGACTAATAGCGAGTTGGTTTACTTGGTGCAAGAAACTAATACGGGTGGTAATACCCCAATTGACCCGCCTGTAATCTCGACTAATGATGTATTGCTGGTTAACGCTATCTTCAAGAATTACGACCAAAGTTTAATTGGTGGAAATATTCAAGCGGGTGATCGTCAATTAGTTTGTGATAACACTGTATTAATTGAAGTGGGCAATACCATCAAGCAAGGTTTAACTAATTACATCGTTATTGATTTAGGTCAAGCCGCGCCAACTTCTGATGTACTTGTTTACATGCCACAAGTGAGGGTGCAGTAATGCCGTTGATTGGTCGTGTAGAATTAGATTTAGCGATTGATGAGTTAGTCAATGTAACTAATGACAATCTGCGCGGAGTTTACCTTGCTGGGCTCGCTAATATAGTACAAGGGACTCCTGCTGATTCAGGTAGAGCTAGAAACAACTGGTTCTTATCAGTGGGCGCACCATCAAATAAAACAACCACTAGTGCAAGCGTTGGCGGCGGCGGCTCATTAAGTCAAGCGGGCAAGATGCCTAAAGATGTATTGAGCAATAAGATATTCTTTACTAATAACCTGCCTTACATAGGTGTGCTTGAATACGGTGGCTTTCCTTCACCAGTTGAAAATGGATCGTATATAAAAGGCAAGTATCAAAAACTATCTGCTAACGGCTTCAGTAAGCAAGCACCTAACGGGTGGGTGAGAGCCACAGTAATCAAGATGGCAAATAAAATAAGGTCACTTTAATGTCATATTTAAACACTAAGCAAGCGTGTATTACGCACTTAATCAATAACCTACCGAGCGGGCTAACTACTGCCGATATCGCATTCGAGAATAGAAAATTCGATCCATCGGGCAAAGATTTATGGTTGGCCGCCTACTTCATACCAGCATCAACTGAGATGATGGGAAAGAGCGCCACTGATAAGGATGAGCAGCGAGGAATATTTCAGATTAGCGTATTCGTATCATTGAATAGTGAGGAATTTGACAATGCACAATTGACCGCCATAGACGAATTAATAAGCGCATTTAAATATAACACCCAAATGGTGTATAATACCCAAACGGTTACAACACTTGAAAGCACTGTTAATACTGGCTCAGAAAGCGAGGCTTGGTATCAGCGTGATGTCAGCATTAACTACCTCACCTTTTCATCACGCTAGGCTCCACCCTCTGTGCATGTTTTGCTTTTTGTGTGCCACGCCACTCATGCACTGTTGGGATAGTTTATTTTCCCTACAAAACTCAGTTAGGTTATAAACCTCTGCAACATAACCGTTAACCCATTTAAACCTAAAATACTTAGCGTTGGCTTTTATGTTATTGTCGCTATGAGTAACAAACGAGCAATTGTTTTTGTTGTACTGTCTAGCACCAGTTGAAAGTATATCCTTATCAAGGCAGTATCCATCTATATAGTTGTCATTGAACCATGCGCAGAAAACTTGAAAATTATGCCATTCATCGCACACGCTAACATTTGAATATGAAGGGTTGTATTTTTTAGATGTCTCTGAATAGCATCTTTTTAGCATGGCAGACCAAACATCATACTCTTTTGTTTTTACTTTGTTGATTTGAGCTTTATAGTCACCAACTCCGAAGTAGCCAACACCACAAACTGACGGCTTCATTAAATCCTTTACACTACCGTTTCTTATAGCGCTGGATTCAGCGTTCCTGACAAATCCTGTGTCAATAAAAACAACATCAACATCATATTTACCTTTGTAATGCTTTATTCTTAATGAGCCATTATTTTTTGTTTTGTGTATGGTATTTTCAACCATATCTAGAGGTATATTCATATTAGTCTCACTTTGACTATCACTATAATGAGTCGCGCCATTGTGTAGTGTGTCACAATGTTCAGCCGCTAAGCCTAGGCGCATTACCAATATAGCATAATTATGTTAGAATGATATAATCATAAGTGATCAATTAATTATTTAACATTTAGCACAAGGTAGAACTATCATGGCAGGCGAAATTAACGGCACGGCAATAGTAGTAAATAACACATCAGGCGCAATCGTGGGTCAAGGTGATTTTACACATACTTTCGGTGGTACCCCTATCGAGATTGGCAATAAATCAAACGGCGACAACGTCACTTATTTAGATGGTGAGCTAGCAACTAAGCAGCATATTTTTGCAGGTGACTTTACCTATAATAACAATACAGAATTCAGAAAGATTCGCGCTGATTCCCTTGCTGGTACACAGGATACTTACACGTTAACATTTACAGGTTCAGGCGCGGCGACTGACGAATCATTCACAGGATTATTTGTACCTACTGGATTGAGCGACACCATCCCGCACGGAGCAAAGGTATCGACAGCAATGTCATTTAACTCTAGTGGAGCTGTTACGCACGTTCCAGCGGCAGACGTGTAATGCATATCAACCTGTGTTTTAAAACTTACAACTGCAAGTTAAATCTTGCGGCTTGTAAGTCATTCCACCAGCAAACAGGTAAAGATTTAAATTACTTGCTTATGTGCTACTTAGAGTTATTCAGAAAGAATGAAAAACTTAGTTTAGTTGAAAGGCTCAAGAGTGCTTTTGGTATGGAGTCTACTGATGTTGCAGCTAAACTATTTCATTGCTTAATAGTTCAGGAGGATAAGAGTATTCCCCTGGCTGAAATTGAAGACGCTATGTTTCGAGTTAGCTGGATGCCTACCGATAACGACACTGACATGTGCGAGCCTTGGCCTATGGTTATGCTTCAGCTGGCTATCGATGTCAGTTCATACTATGCGGAACTTGATAAAAAAAAAGTAATTACCTAGGTCAATCGTACGTACAAATAGAAGAATTCAGCGTTAAATACTGGGATTACTTTAAGTACTGCGTAAAAGAATTAAAGATAGCACCAAGCGAGGCGTGGCAATTAGATTTAGTTGAAATCAGTTGCTTATCAGAGCAAAGCAATTCTGAAATAGACTTGACTGTAATGCTTAACTACGAACGAAAACAAAACGGAGCTACTAGCGAATGGCTACAGAGAAACTAATAGTTGAGCTTGACGCTAAAACCGCAAAGCTCGACAGCGCCTTATCAAAGACTGACAAGAAGCTTGACGAACTTGACGGCTCAGTTAAAAAAACAGATAAATCATTTTCGAACTTTACCAAGGGCGCTGCCGCTGCCNNTGCTGCCACCCTGGCTGTTGCTGCCGCCGTTGGTGCCGCTGTTAAGGAGGCATCTAATTTCGCGAGAGAATTAGAGGTTGCATCTAATCGTACTGGTGATTCAGTTGAGCGCCTACAGGAAATGGCTTTTGCTACTAACACGGTAGGCGTATCACTTGAAAAGCTTGGTGATATCGGCAAGGACACCAACGAAAAAATTGGTGAATTCCTTACTACCGGCGGCGGTGGCTTTCAAGATTTCGTTGACATAATGAAAATAACATCGCAAGAGGCCGAGGTATTGGCGCAGCGATTCTCTACAATGTCAGGCACTGAAGTATTGCAAGCAATGGTGAATCAAATGCAAGCCGCTGGCGTTGGGGCCAATCAAATGTCATTTGCTCTTGAGGGCATGGCATCAGATACAACTGATTTAATACCGCTACTACTTAACGGTGGCGATGCAATGAAAAGCCTAACTGGTGAGTTTTCAGATTTAAACACTACGCTATCGAAGCTTGACGTTCAAAAAATCAGAGAGGT